TAACTTTAGTAGCTACAGATGCATCATCTGAGGTGTTTACTTGTCCTGGTTCCAGAACAACTTCACCAAAAGGTATTACTTCAGATGAAGGTTTGCCTAAGACCATAGGTCTCAGTTGAATAGTAACTGGAAGGGTAGTGTCCTTTGCAGAGAAAAATACATCAACTGAAGTTGCAAAAACTCCACTATCAGACTCAATGTAAAAAGACTGGGCTAAAGGATCTATAAGTTTCATTTCTTAGATATCACTTAATAGTGTCGGTCTATCTAACCTATTTAGTAACCACTAGAACCACCACTACCAGAACCACCGCCATTATTATTGGCACCACCAAGACTCTGAGAAATATCAGGGGTTGCTATAAATGTCGTGCTTACTTCAACAGTTTCATCATCAGAAGCAGTCAAACTTGTTGATGTTGCTGATGGACCTGTAGAAACAGAGAAGAACTCAGTTGTAACATCAACAGAACCAGGAGCAACCGTATCTGGAGATGCTGGTGAAGCACTTGATTCTATTGTTCCGATAGAAGTTACCGTTCCTTGAATACCAGAGACAAACTGGGATGTTTGAGCACCTTGAGTTCCCTGAACACCTTGAAGCCCTGCATTAGGAGATGCTCCATCACTAATAGGTGTCTGTGATGGACTATCGTTACCTAAAGTTGTCGCAGAAACAATAGATGAATTGCCACTCTTATTAATGGAGAAATCTACAAGATTCTGAGTTTCAGATCTAACTGGACGTGTGGCAGTTAGATTTTCTTGAGTATTATTCAAGATACCAACAGAGTAGAACTTTTCTTCTGCGCTTGTAAGAGGAACGCCACTGGTTTGAGACAGAACTTTATTACTTGAAAGTTTAAAGGTTTTGACACCGCTTTCAAATGCTGGGTTTGATGTAATACTTGGATCTGGAATAAAGAGAGATCCAATGACTACACCTTTTTGATCTGTAATGAACTTAACATCCGTAATAGTTGCTTCAGCTCCACTAGTTTGACCCCTTAAAGTCATACCAGATGTTACCCAACCATAGAAGTCTCCAAGAGATTGTGCAGACAAACTGTAAGTATCAACGTTCAATATTGTAGAAGTTGCAGAATATGCTGAAGGAATAACTGCTTCTCTAGAATATGGATTTGCAGCAAAGATTTGAGTCGGCAGATTATATGGACCAAACTTATGATTTTGTTGAGCAACTCTAAACTTGATTGATGGAATGTTAGTATCAAACTTACTTCCAAACAGTCCAACAACTGTCTCTCCAACTTGGAAAGAACCAGAAATCATTTCAATTTCTATCAGTTTAGGAACCATATATCTTTGAATATCTTGCCCCTCAAAAACACCATAAACTCTTGTAAATGGTTTCATTCTTCTAGCAACAAATTCAATATTCCTAGTTCTAAGATATGGAACAATCTGAGAGCTGGCATTATCTCCGAAAATATTCTTCAGAACCTTTCTTGCATTTTGAACAGAAGATGTACCTGTCTTATTATAGGTTTGAATATAATCATTTACAACATCATAGTTTTCAAGAATACTAGATGAATACCCATCATCTAAACCTGACCAGAACGTGTCCCAAGAACCCCAAACAACAGGGTTGAATCCTGCCTGCTTATCATTGTCAGTAATACCCAACTGTTCTGGAGATTCGGTATAGTTGCTCAGATATTCATTGTTTCTAGCATTCACTGTTGTTTGATCAACCCAAACATCAGAAGATGGAGTCAACTCAATACTTCCACCATAATAAGAGGAACGAACGGGGGAAACTCTCTCTTGTCTGGTTGCATATGGTTGCTCAATCTCAGAAACTTCTGTGTAATCAAGAGTTACAAGTTGTCCAGTTTTCTTAACGTTTGAACCGAGTAAATCTGAAACAAACTCAGTATCAACAAAAGGATCTGCAGCACCATTAATGCCTATAGTAGAAGTGCTTCCAAGAAGAAGATCAACTTCAGTGGTATAAGGAGCAGGTCTTAACTCACTATTGACAACATCAATACTATTCTTTACAATGGTTTCTTTTCTTTGTGCTTTTGTTGAGGAGAAATCATCAACAAAGAAACCAGACTTAAATCTTACAAGACCATTTTTATCTTTAATGGGAAGATTAGCAGTATCAACCTCAAGAAGTGATAATGCAGTAAAGAGTTCAAGATTGCTTAATCTCTTCTCAAGTTTATTGATGTCAGACATCTTATATCTCTTATACTCAAAGACATTAATGTCCGCATCATCAATATTATAGAGATATGCTGGGAGAGATACTCTTGCAACTTCTATTGCGTCATCGACAGCACTTGGTAGCTGAGGACTTTCTGCGGCGGTGCCACGATTTAACTGGAATACGCCATCTTTGGTTAAGAACAGTCTGTCTACTCTAGGAAGATAATATGAATATCCAATATTGATCTGTTCATCACCTGCTAAAATATTAGGAACAGAGTTTCCAGTAGCATTGACAGATCTACCTCTAAACTCAAATGGAGATAAATCTCCAGTTGTAACAAGACCTACTGTAGATGTTCTTGGTCTGATATCAAGAATGTCTGAGTTTGGAATTCCATTTACTCTAGTGATATTGCCGTAATCAAACTCATTATAACTGTTGACTGTTATAATATCACCAGCGTCTGAAGAACTAAACTCAGCGGTTTCAAATACAACTTTCAACTTTCTTGTTGGTGCTGATTTGAGATCCTTTCTTACAATTCTTCCATAATCATAAATCGTAGATCTTTGACCATTGTCAAGAGTATAGTTTCTGGTGATATTATTATCACCTCTATTAGTAATCTCTGCAGTTGCTAGGACGCCAGTTTCTTTGAACTTTAAGGTTTCTCCTTCTTGGAAAAGTTCTTGATTAAGTAGAATATATCCAATCTTACTATCAGATAACTTTTCGCAATAGATACCTATAGCACCACTACTCTGTCCTTCAAACTCCTCACCAATATGAAGATCGGTAGTTTTTGCATTAACACCACTGATTCCAGTTAGATTGATAGAGGGAAGATCTGCAAACTCAGTATCATCAGATTCAAAGACACCCCAGAGTTTAGTGACATCTGGTTTTAATAAACAGATATCCTTATCTTGTACTCTAGTTCCATATGGATATGTCCCATATGCAAGAGCATCATTAAGAGTGGTTGTGCCAACTCCAGATGCTGCATTTGATGAGAAAGTAAGATTCAAAACATTGATCTTCTTTCTATTTTTTTGTTTCGCTGTAACTGATGACTTCGTGAGTGTTGCAATCAAAGTTGCACCACCATCAGTATTTGCTAAACCTTCAATCTTTAAAGTTGTATTTGCAGAGTTGAAAATAAACTTATCAGCTGTCAACTCCTCTACAGATCCATCATTACGCATGAGGATATATCTTTCTTCATCAAATGGTAAGAAGGTTTCGCCTGCATTGGTTTGAATGGTGTTAGTCTCGTTACTAACAACAGTAACTGAATATTTTTTCCTAATGATAATAGAAGTGTTGGCAGTATCTACATTAGAAATATTCTTCTTGGGCAATACTGTGTAGAGAGTATTATCAGTTGATGGATCAAGAGGTGTAGTAAGAACTTTAAAATCGTTCACATCAGTATTTGAGGTTGGCAACTTACCACCAAAAACACCTGT